AGCGCTTGATATTACCCCGACGAAGGTAATCGACGCGGCGACTTTTGACATTAAACAGGCAGCAGTCGGTATCACAATTTCTGGTCTTGAAATGCTCAAGAACAGCGGTAAAGAGCAGATTATCGATCTTCTTGATGCACGTATTGAGGTTGCCGAAGAAACCATGAAAAACATGATTTCCACCGGTGTATATTCCGATGGAACAAACTACGGTGGGCTCGATATTACAGGCCTTCAAGCGGCCGTAAGCTCAACACCGACCACAGGCACTTATGGTGGTTTTAACCGTGCAACTGCATCCAATGCTTTCTGGCGCAACCAATCCACAACATTTTCAGGGCTGTCTCTAACAGCTGGATCCGACACGATCCAAGCCGCGATGAACAACCTGTATTTGAAGATGATTCGCGGAACGGACATGCCAGATCTTATCTTGGCTGATAACACATACTTCCGTTACTACCTCGAATCCCTGCAATCACTTGTGCGCATCACAGACTCAAACAGCGATGTAGGCAAGCTTGGATTCCAGTCCTTGAAATACATGAATTCTGACGTGGTCCTTGATGGTGGCTTGATCGCCGGCAGCAACAACTCAGGTGTCAGCTTCTCAGGCGTGCCAACCTCACAGATGTACTTCCTCAACACCAAATACCTTCATTACCGCCCCCATGCCGAACGCAACATGATCGTCTCCGATGAGCGATATAGTGTGAATCAGGACGCCGTTTGTAAACTGATTCTTTGGGCCGGAAACCTCACAAGCTCGAATGCATCGCTTCAGGGCGTGCTGTCAGCCACTTAAAGAAAGATAAGGAGAAACTAAAATGGTAGCTTATTCAATTACCCCACTTATGGGTATTGACCCATCCGCAACGTCCTCGCTTGCCGTTGGATCTTCCACCGTTTATTCACCTGAATACACTCTTGGTGCACGCGCCAAGCTTAGTGATACAGGCGAAGCTATATACATCAAAGCAACATCCGCGATCACGGCGGGTGATGTTTTGTTAATCAGTGCCGCTGGTGCCGGCGTGCCCATCACTACGGCTTTGTCTGATAAGGGCGGAACAACACCCCACCAAGTCATTGCTGTAGCTAATACCACCCTGGCCTCTGGTCAGCATGGCTGGGCATGTACCGGCGGAACACCCCTTGCAGGTATTTCAGTTCTTGCATCATGTGTTCGCGGTTCCCCGCTGTATACGACCACTACAGCAGGTGCCTTGGATGACACAGAGACGTCAGCACACCTCGTTAATAACGTTTACATCACAACAACAGCAACAGGTGCTGCGGTGACGGCAGGATTCTTGCCGGGTGCCCCAGCGCTCGTAAGCGGTGTTGTTAATAACACTTAACCATGAATAAAGGAGAATCCCACCGATGATGCCAATCGCAATGTCTGCAGATGGAACCACGATGAAACAGGCTGATGAAAGACTCATGGTGAGGTTTTACCTCATGGAACAATTAAATGAGGCGCGCTCACGGGAGGCTGGAATTAATAAATACGACGACGTGGAAATGGTGGAAATCATCATTCCAGGGTGTCGTGATAATTGCATCCGCCGTGCTTCCGATCAAGATAAATACCGTTTTAGACGTCAGTATGAAGCGTTTCAAAATACCAATGTTGAGAAGATGGAAGGGACCCCTTTAAGTCACTTCCCCTTCATATCACCAGCGGAATGCAAGGAACTTGAATACTGCAACATCTATACCGGGGAGAACCTTGTTGGATTGCAGGATATCTACATCGATAAGCTTCCCATTGATGTGCGCCCCATGATGGCAAAAGTCAAAGCCTTCATGGCGATAGCAAAGGACAGCGCTGCGAGCGTTCAGTTTGCGGCTGAAAATGAAGAGTTAAAGAAACAAATGGCCATGCTGCAAGAACAGATGGACCAGGTGTTGAAATCCAAAGATTCAAAGGATTCTGAAAGTGCACCCAAAAGGGGACGCGCCAAGGCATCTGATGAATTACACGCACACTAACTAAAGGAAATAACCCATGCCTAGCATTACAAATACCCTTGTAGGGTTTCCTCCTCTTCAAGCGCAATCCCTTAAGGGAACGTTTATTGAACAGGCCGGCAGCAATACATTTGTCGGTGACCAAACGATTACAGGTTCTCTTTCCGTAACGGATGCCATTACCCCAACGGGTGGGATTGCCGCCGCGGGTGGTTTTTCAGCAGCACCACGGGCTCTTCATGCTCAAGGTCAAAAGGCTGTTGTGGCCGCAGATGGTAATAACTCGACCCCCTCCATAACAGAAACGTATATCACATCAATGTTCGTGCCCTGCAACATGACCATTACGGGTGTTCAGTTGTTTAACGGAACGGACGTTACTGGAAACGTGACGGTTGCGCTTGCAACAGCTGCTGGTGTGCCTATCACGGCCGCAAAATCGGCATCCACGGCTGGTTCTGGAACGGATGCTTATCAATTGGTTCCATTTGCGACGGCTTATGCTGCGAAAGGACCTGCAAATTATTTAGTGTGTGTTCAGTATTCAAGCGCCACAGCACGGTATAACACACATACCCTTGGCACGGATCCCAGCGTTGTTCAAACGGGCACTACCTATGGAACGATTCCAACAATTTCACCCGTGCCTACGGTGTTTACAACAAACATCGGCAATATTATGAGCTTCTATTAAAAAGATCAGTGGGGGATAAAGCCATGAGTTATTTACCAGCAACACTTGAGTTAATGAATGAGACGATTACCGCGGCTCAATCGGCAACCACCAAAACAGCCGTCTCGGGCTTGGCACGCGCCAAGTCAGTGGGGCTGCAATGCATCTTCACTTATGGCAGTAGTGGCACAACCGCAAAAGCATGGGTTCAAACAAGCTTTGATGGCGGCACAACTTGGGTGGACATTGCGTGTTTTGACCATGCGGCCACAAGCTTAAGCCGTTGTTATAACTTGTCCGCCTTAACACCGGTAACAACGGCTTATACAGCAACGGATGGAACCCTGGTGGCCAATACCTCCAAAGATGGTCTTTTAGGGGATCAATTGCGTGTGAAATTCACGTCCACCGGCACTTACGCCGGGACAACAACGATGAAGATTCTTGCAAATTTACGGGATTAAGTTTTTGATGCCGGGGGGGCGTTTATGTCTATTTTAACGATTGCCCAAAACGTTGCAACAGCCACGGGGTTTTCAAGCCCAACGTCTGTTGTTGGAAGTGCTGATGAACTTGCAATTCAGCTGCTATCCCTCATAAGGGAAGAGACGCGATCCTTATCAGATCGCTTCCCTTGGCAAAAGCTTGTGAAGCGTGGAACTTTTCCCTTTGTGAGTGGGACGGAATCCTATAGCTTACCCACTGACTTTAAGGACTTTATTCCAGGTACAATTTGGAATTACACGGCCAGGCGTCCTTTGATTGCGCCCATAAGTTCCCAAGATTATGAAATTCAAAAAAACTACTTAATAAGTTCTGGCATCGACAAGATGGTCTATGTCTACAACAATCTGATTTACATCACCCCAACCCCCTCAAGTGCGGATACCATTAACTATGAGTATACGACGCTTAACATATACCAAACGTCAGGGGGCGTCGGCAAAGCCGCGATTACAGTTGATACGGACGTCACTACAATTCCAGAATACCTTGTTGAAATGGGCACCAAGCTTCGCTTTCTGGTGGCCAAATCACTTATAAGCACAGCGGAACTTCAGGGAAGTTATGAGGCCCTTGATTATGAAGCGCAAATACAACGCGCCATTCTAAAAGACGGCTTTGGGCGTAAACAACTTAGCATGTCGGGGAGAAGTAACGCTTGGTGGATGGGTGCCTATACACAAGATTCTGATTATCCGAGTGCTTGATGCAGAACATCTCAATCCCCTCACCAATTAAGGGCTGGAATACCACAGATTCCATAGCAAACGTGCCACTTGATATGGCCATTGCGATGGATAACATCATGCCGAGTACAGCCAGTGTGGCGTTTCGCAAGGGGTATGCATCCCACGCCACGGGTGTAGGGTCGGGCAACGTCGATTCACTTTTTGAGCTTCGTGGCGGCAGCATTTCTAAAATGATTGCCGCATCAAATGGTTCAATCTTTGACGTCACCACGGCAGGTATTGCAACGTCCTTAGCATCAGGATTTTCAAGCGATCAATGGCAAGGCACTGTGTTCAATGCAGTGCTTGGTCTTGTAAACGGCACGGA